AACCCCATCTTTTCTGCAATCTTTTTCTCTACTTCATCAAGCGAATCGCTAGGATCTTCAAGCTCTACATCAACGTAGAACCCACTCTCCATTAGCCGCTCTAGCTCATTTTTAGTCTTACGCATGACATGCGTAACACGCTCGGCTGTCTCAATATTCGCAGCACCATATGGCACCACAAGATCATCAGCCGACACATACATCGCCGTCTGTCGATCAAGTCCTGGGTCAAAGTAGATTTTCTTAAACGCATTACCCGCCAGCCCTAGTCCCCACAGCATCTTCTCGTGCTCAGGTCTGTACTCGATCATCACATCGGTAAGCTGGTGGTTCATATCTGCCTGCACACGCGCAGCAGACTCTTTCTTCTCTTTAGTTTCTTCACCAATAATCTTGGTACGCACCGGACCTTGCGCTGGAAATGTCTCCATGATGGTCTCGGCCTGAAACTTCACTACAGCTTCAGTCAACAGAGGGTGGTATACCCCACACGCTCCGGGCCAAGGCTCCGTCCGATCCTCAACCTTAAGTCCTAACAGATCTAACCCATCGACGTAGGTCTGCATCCAATCTTTGCGGGATGAGATGTCATCTTCAAAATCACTACATAAATCTTCGGCAAGAGTGGCTAGCTCCTTGGCATCCATCTTCTCGGCAAGGTTGTCGTTAAACCCATCTTCCTCATCTTCCTTACCGATCACAATCTCTAACCCGCCCAAGCCAATAGCAACAGACTCAGGGTCTTCGATCTCAATCTCGATGTCTGGCTCCATGACCAGACCATCATTCTGCAACCCCATCGGAGCTTGATTTAGTGCTTTGTCAAAAAAGCTTGTAGCCATGATCTATCCTTAATAGTAGGCGTACTGCCGACGCCCCTTGAAATACACAGGCTCGTCCTCTTCGTCGAGCAGCGTGCGGACAAAGCCACCTTTACGGAAGCGCATCAGCGCCAAAGACACCGAGTCCACATAGTCATCATGATCTCCCGCAGGGAAACTTGCAACTTCTTCGATGACCTCTTCTGCCCAGTGTGTGTTCGGTGCCCACACCCGACCACTTGCAAATATATCTGCTACCGCATTAAGCCGTGCAATCTTGTCATTACCTTTACTTGGGGTGAACTCTTGCACAGGGATACCCATAGCCCGCAGCTCATAAATTAACGGTGCCCCAGAAGCTTTCTTCTCAATAATGATTGAGTCAGGTTTGCACTCTTTATATTCGTCGAGCGCCACTTGTTTTAGCCTCGGAAACTCCATCCGCTCTCTAAATGCGTTGAGCAGGATGATATTAGCCTGCGCTATACCGTTTTCATCGGGTCTGTAAAACACTCCCCAATAGGTCATCGCAGAATAGTCTGCACGATTGTTCTTTTCAAACGCCGTATCCCACGACATCACCGTAAATTCGCAGTTGGGAGCCTCATCATCTTCCCAAGTTTTCCACCAATCCCGCTTAACGATGGCAGAAGTCTCTGATGTGGGATTTTGTTGGTACTGCGCCATCCATTTCGCATGGGGAAGCTCTTTTTGCAGTGCCTCAAGCTCAACTTTAGGCCAAAACTCGGGCCACAGCGGTCGTCCACTAGGCAAAAGTGCTGGAAATTCAATCACTTCCCACTCTTCACCACTGCGTTGTGACGCTGCTTTGAGCACTTGACCCGTCAAATCCTTCTTTGACCAGCGCGTCATCACAATAATGATCGCACCCCCCGGCTGTAGACGCTGCCGAGGCCCGGATGTGTACCACTCGTAGGCTTTATCGTAAATCTCTGGGTTAGTTTCAGCCTGTGCAGCCTCTTGTTCCGAGTGCGGGTCGTCAATAATCAGAATATCCGCGCCTTTACCCGTAACAGCACCTCCCACACCGATAGCAAAATAGTCTCCACCCTTGTTAGTCGCCCACCTGCCAGCAGCTTTAGAGTCCGCTTGTAAGCCAACTGTTGGAAATATCTCTTTATAGATGTCTTGATCGACAAGATTTCGCACCTTTCTACCAAAACCTACCGCTAACTCTGCCGTATGCGAGGTTTGAATCACCTTTTTATTAGGGAACTTGCCCAAAAACCAAGATGGCAGTAGATAAGACGCAAACTCTGACTTGGTATGACGCGGCGGCATATTAATAATGAGGCGTTTTGTTTTACCTTCCGCTACTCGTTCAAACGCCGCAGCCATCTTTGCGTGGTGCGCCCCATGAATAAAGTTAGGCCACACCTTATTTACAAACGCCATGAACGATTTCTGCGCTTGTTCAGCTTCTTTGCGCTGCTCCAACTCTTCCAATAGCGTAAACACGCGGGGTTTCACCGCATCGGGTATCCGTTTTAATAAAGCTGGATTATTTCTCAGGGCTGTCAGCAGATCGTTCTGCATCATCCCCTCCTAGTCCAAGCTCTTTATCAAGGTCTATATCTAATAGACTTGGTTCCTTCTCTTCGGTCTTAATCTCTTTGGCTTGCACAGGTATGGCATCACCCACATACCGCTGCAACAGACGCGTTAACTCATCCTCAATTTCATTTACCGGCTTTTGTTTGATCGTTACTTCAATCTGCTCGCTAAATAAATTCACACCACGGCGCTTGCCTAGCATCTCCAAGGCTCGCATCCTCATCTTAGGATCTTCGCTCTCTACTTCTTCTAGCAACTTGTTGGTTACTAGATTAGCAATACGTCTATTAGCCTCTAAGAACTCGTAGTCATACTTAGTCAGCAATGCTTCGATCTTAAGAATTGTTCCTGGTGTTTCCGCTTTAACGTTTAGGTTTTCTGAAGAAACAACCGTGTGCGCTTGCACTGAGTCTTCGTCTGTAACGTCAACGGTTGCGCCGACGCTAATCAGTTCCTGGATGGACGCGCATGCCGCTTTAGCCCTCTCACGAAAACCAACAACCTCCTCGGGGGTCAGGTCGAACGGCAACGGAATATCTGTATCGGGCGTAATAAATATAGGCATGGAGGAAACGGGACTCCAGAAAAGTAAGGGGGGTGCGTTTCAAGGCGCGATCTTATAAGTGTTTTATAGAATTTGCAAGGGGGAAGGGGGTATTAATTGTATTAGATTAATTTGAGGATATGTGGCGTGTAATGTGCATATTACACAGCGAAGGCGGGCGGGTCTGACAGGGTCACATTAGGGGGGTGGGGGTACGGTGGGGTCTGGCCGTGCCAGATTCAATAACGGAGGGTGCTTTAAGTTCTAGAACTCATATTTGTTAAGTACTACTTAACATTGACTTGACAATCTAATAAAAATATGAGACTATTTGTCTACGGTCACTTTTCGACCGGATGCCACTAAACGGAGTGAACCAAATGGCAACTAAGCAAATCACAAAACCCGCAACTACTGAAGCCCCTATTGCATCGGCTGAAATGGTAAATCTCGCAAAAGAATTTGGACAATCGGAAAAAACAGCCGAAAGCGCACGCGAACATGCCAATGCGATTGCTGCCAAGTTACACAAGCTTATTCCCGCAAGCGCAGTTAAAAGCTTACTAGCTGAAGGGTCGGCAATTTGTGACGGGTTCCTTGCGGGTCGGTTTACCTTTAAGGCCGGTAAGTATTATGGGGCCAAAGGCAAAGCACAATCAGCCGGTGCAATTCGAGTCTACCTTGCACACTTTCGCAAGGCAGTCACTACCGGCCAAGCCTACGATGAAAACAAAGCAAAAAAGGCAGGCAAGAAAACCGGAGCGAAAACCGAAAAATCGGGGGATATCAACCTCAAGATTCTCGCAAAAGACGACAAAGCCAAAGCAATCGAAAGGTTGCGCGATTTCGCTAACAAGTTGAAGGGCAGCGACAAATTTGCACCAATCGCAGCATTTCTGATTGACGCGCTCGATGAGGCTGAAGGTAAGTAAACAATCGGGGGCATTGCCCCCCACTAAATTCAACCCGCTTCGGCGGGTTTTTTGTTGTCTTTTTTATTGCGTTTACCGTTATGCTGCATGCAGCATAACGTTTTTTTGCGTCCCTGTCAACTTTTTTCTGATGCCAGTTCTTATCTGTGCGTGGGTGCGAGCGTGAGTGAGAGTGAGTGAGACCAAGCAAACATAGAAAAAACGTGTTAACACGTGTTGCGCGGCGTCGGAAACCAGTTCCGCAGAGAGTGGGAGGGTTTGTTAAGTACTACTTAACATCGCGTCATGCACTATATTTCACCTATTGTTCCGTGCCGTGACACAAAAGGGCACTTGAAAGCACAATCCTAACTCATTGATTCTCAATTGTTTTTTTCGTTTTTTGCAGTCAATTGTTCCGTATTGTTCCACATGAAAGCACAATCCTAAGTCATTGATTTTAAATGTGTAAGTGGCACTTTCCTATATATTGTTCACTAAAACAAAATATATACACAGCTTCCCTTGATGTTCTATTAGATATGTATGATACGTGCACCCGTTTTATTATATAAATCTCATAGAAAGAGCGGCTTGGCAGGGGTATTTTTCACGGAACAAATGAACAAGTTGACACAAACGCACCTAACATCATGATTTCAATACGTTTTCAATTTTTCCATTCGCCGACACAATCCGGAACAATACAGAACAAATGCCTTGTTAAGTACTACTTAACATCAAAAACGTGCCAAACCCGACGACAGCCTATTGACAAGGTCATAGACTTATGAGATAATAGGGGTTAGTTGGGAATACGTTCCCGACGCGCTCTCTCGTTCCTTAACAATCTGTACGAAATGCCGATTGTGGTAGATGGCTTTGTTAAGTACTACTTAACATGCTGTGTGCCACACGGTGCAGAGTAGGCGTAAAGATGTGCGTGGTGCACAGATAACGTCTGGATTACTTGTGGTTTGCTTAGGCTTGCGTGTTGTATGGGATCGCCGTGTCCCGCTGACCCCTATCTTATTGGGCTGCAACATTCACAGCATGTAATTCGGTCGCATCTCCCTCCCACGTTGCTACCTTAGCAGTA